GGCCCTGGCCCGGAGCGGCTGCGGCATCGGCCACACCCGGTGGGCGACCCACGGGGAACCCAGCGATGTGAACAGCCACCCGCATTCCACGCCCCGGGTGAGCATCGTCCACAACGGCATCATCGAGAACTATGGTGTGCTGAAGGAGCGGCTCATGGCCAAGGGCTATACCTTTGAGAGCGAGACCGACACCGAGGTCCTGGTCAAGCTCATCGACAGCTGCTATGAGGGCGAGCCTCTCAAAGCCCTGCGCGCCGCTCTGGCCATGGTGCGGGGCAGCTATGCGCTGGCTGTTCTGTTCCGGGATTTCCCGGATACCCTGTTCGCGGTCAAGCGGGAGAGCCCGCTCATCGTGGGCTGGGGCGAAGAGGAAAACTTTATTGCGTCGGATATCCCGGCGCTGCTGAAATATACCCGCCGGTACAGCGTGCTGGAAGAGGGGGACATGGCGGTGGTGAACGCCGACGGCATCCGCTTCTACAATGAGTTCGCGGAGCCGGTGGAGCGGGAAGTTCTGACTGCCAACTGGGATCAGGAAGCCGCTGAAAAGGGCGGCTACCCGCACTTCATGCTGAAGGAAATCAACGAACAGCCTGCGGCCATCACGGCCACGGTGAGCCCCCGTGTGGAGAACGGTCTGCCTGACCTGCGCGTTCCTGAGCTGACGGATGAGCGGCTGCGCCGCATCGGCACGGTGCATCTGGTGGGCTGCGGCACGGCCATGCACGCGGGCATGGTGGGCAAGGCTGCCATCGAGGCGCTGGCCCGGGTGCCCGCACAGGTGGAGATCGCCAGCGAGTTCCGCTACCGGAACCCCATCCTGCGGCCGGAGGATCTGGTCATCATCATCAGCCAGTCGGGCGAGACCAGCGATACGCTGGCAGCCCTCAAGCTGGCCAAGAGCCGGGGCGTGCCGGTGCTGGCCATTGTGAACGTGGTGGGCAGCAGCATTGCCCGCGCGGCGGACTATGTCATGTACACCTATGCCGGCCCTGAGATCGCCGTGGCCTCCACCAAGGCCTACATGGTGCAGATGTGCGTGCTCTACCTGTTCGCCCTGCGGCTGGCTTACGCCCGGGGAATGCAGACCGATGCCGAGATCCGCCGCCTGACGGCAGAGCTGCTCCGGGCCGGGGAGGTCATCAAGCCCCGCCTGGCCGATTGTGAGCAGATCAAGTATCTGGCCAGCCGTTTCGTCAATACGCAGAGCTGCTTCTTCATCGGCCGCGGGTTCGACTATTCGCTCTCGCTGGAGGGCAGCCTGAAGTTGAAGGAAATCAGCTATGTCCACTCGGATGCCTATGCGGCGGGTGAACTCAAGCATGGCACCATCAGTCTGGTAACAGACGGCGTGCCGGTGATCGCCCTTGCCACCCAGAAGCAGGTCTACGAAAAGACCATCTCCAACGCCAAGGAGACCAAGAGCCGCGGCGCAAAAGTCCTGCTCTTCACCACCCGGGATGCTGTGGTGCCCGATGGCGTGGCCGACTATGTGGTGCGTCTGGATGACTACGATGACCTGCTGATGCCCCTGCAGCTCATCGTTCCGCTGCAGCTGTTTGCCTACTATATGGCTGTTCTGCGCGGCTGTGATGTGGATAAGCCCCGCAATCTCGCCAAGAGCGTGACCGTGGAATAACCGTAGAATCAGAAATCAAGCCTTGCCAAACCCGCCCGCTGGTGGTATACTATCTAAGTAACCGATGCTAGTGTGGCGCAATGGCAGCGCAACTGATTTGTAATCAGTGGGTTGCAGGTTCAAGTCCTGTCACTAGCTCCAAAAAATGCCGTTTATTCGTGATATTGAATCACGTGAACGGCATTTTCTTTTGTGAAAACACGGCAAAAATCGGTAAAAATTCGGAATAAACTAACAAACAAGCTAACAAAATCAGTATTTCATCTTTTGCATCTCCTGTAACAAGTATGCCGGGTCGTTGTGGGAAACGTACTTGTTTGCTGTTGTGGAAAAATTTTTGTGGCCGAGGATAGCCTGCACGGCAGTTTTTTCAAGACCGCACTCCACCATCTTGCTGCTGGCCGTGTGGCGAAGGGTGTGCGGGTGCACACCATTGATCTGACACTCCTGCATCAAGGCACGGAACTTCGTGGCCACGTTTCTCTTGTCCAGCTTTGTTCCGGCCTTGGAAGGTATCAGCCACTCGCACCCGCTGTCCATCATCCAGAAGGCGATGATCTTGTAAATGGGATCGAGGATGGGGATGATGCGGTTTTTGCCCGCTTCCGTTTTCTCACCGCCCTGCATGTAGTGCTCTTTCAGGTACACGTTCTCGCAGCGCATGGAAAGCAGCTCATCGATGCGCATTCCGGTATAGAGAAGCACCATAGCGATCTGCGCTGTCTGGCCGAAGCGCTTGTCGGTCTGGTATGCGCTGATCCGGGTGATCTCGTCCGCCGTAAGGGTGCGCTCTGCCTTTCCGGCTGCGGCAGGAAGGTGAAGGAGCTGGGCATAGTTCTTGTTTATGATGTCCTGGGCCATTGCCCACTCACATAGCTGGCTGAAAAGGGTGCGCTGCTTCTCACACGAGCTGCGGGAGAGACCGTCTGCAACCATCTGGTCTATGATCTGCTGATAGTCCTCCGCTTTCAGGTCTCGCATTTGTCGGCTGTACAGCGGAGCGGATTTTTTGAAAGCCAGCTCGTATCCATTTATCATGTCCCGGCTGAGACTTGAAAACTTCGGCTGTGCCCGCCATTTTTCATAGGCATCCGCAAAAGTACACTTCAGGCGCTCTGCCGGGGTGTTCTGGGCATTGTATGCGTCAAGCGCCTGCACGGCTTCTCCGGGCGTTCCGTATGTGCCCAGCACTTCCTTTTTCCCGGTCACGGCTACATAGGGCCTTGCCCGGACCCCTTTCAGCTTGTACACGCTGCCGCTGCCCTTTGGGCGGCGGCGCTTTTTTCTATGCACGGGAGCGGACGTTGCATCCTGCTGCTTTCCGCACCACGGGCAAAATAAAGCCTTGTCCGGGATGTTTACGTGGCATCTGACACACTTCATGCGCTACTCCTTTCTGCGCCCTATATAGCCCAAAGCGCCGTTCTCTGACGCTGCGCGCCCCGACTTGTAATTGATCTTCAAATCCTCCATCGGGGGATGCGGCTCGTCCGGGCACGGGTCAAGCCCTCTGATCTGGGCAAAGCTGTACTGATCGATGATGGTGCCGCACACGCTGACCCTGTTGTTGAGAGGGCAGTGGAGGTTTGCAGCTATTTCAGAGATAACTGCAGGCGGGCTGCTCCCGTGTCGGCCTTTGAGCACGAACAGCAGAAGCCGCCGGGAGAGCGGTGGAAGTGCCTGCACCAGCGTGTGAAGCTCCTTGTCTATGGCCGCGTCTTCCTTCTGGCTGTCTGGCACTGCGTACAGATCCGGGTGCATAACTTCCATAAACACCGTGATGGGGGACACTCCGCAGGCTGCGCACCAATCCATGATCTCGTCACTGTCTGGGCTTGTGTCTCCTTTTTCCCAGCTTTGCACCGTCCGCTCTCCCTTCTGGAGGCGAATCGCGATCTCTCTTTGACTTAGCCCGGCGGATACCCGCGCTTTTGAAAGTGCCTTCCTGATTTGAGCAGCGGTAAAATAACTCATACTTATCACCCCTAAACGCAGCGTGTTATAAAAGAAAAATGGCGCAGAAAAACTCTGCGCCATTCGACAAAAATTACACCAATTTCATTTTCCTCTGGCGCATGGTAGAATCTAGTACATAAGATGTAAATATTACCAAAAACAGGAGGAAAATGAAATGAAAAACAGTCAGACGATCAGCATGGACCCCGATATGACCATTATTGACGGAATGCCCGCCAGCGTGCTCACCGGCACGCGGCCCACTCCAAAGCCCTGGGAGGAATGATCTATGGACAAGATGCAGAGCTTTTGCACCCACATCCGCGCCGCCCTGGCGTGCTATGAGGATATGCTGCCCGAGTGTCAGACCCGAGCCCGCTTCTATGTGGTCCGCAAGGCGGAAAGTGTCCGGCGCTTGCTGGATGCCGCAAGCTGCCCCGGCGGGGAGCTTGCCGGGGAGCTGCTGCAGAAGATGCAGCGGCTGGACGACTTCAAGTGAAAATCTAACTATTTTCAGAAAAATCAAATTTATTTCGTGATATCTATTGAATATTACAACTGAAAGACGTATAATGCATTTGTGGTAGAAAATTAGCTATCTTGCTGTTGTACTTTCTTCCGAAGCAGAATGGATTCACGGTATTGCTGTGCGGGAGCAAGTTCGACGAACTCAACGGATTTATCAAAGTTTTCTTTCACAACTTTTTTGATTTCTTCAAGCGTTACATTAAAGAACTCCCGCCGCTGGTTGACAAAGTTCAGCTTCCTGTCCGCAAATGCGTTGTGCAGGGCGGCTTCCAGTTTCGGCGCATCGTCAGAAAAGATCATTGCGTGAACATCGAAATTGAACGGAACGGAAGCGTCTCCCAATTCGTCCACGCGATCTTGAGGGTCGAGCCGCCGGGTCATTCCGATTTTGTACACATTCTCTCCGAATGCTCCGATGTTCGAAATGATGTATACATATCCGGCACGCTGATTTGCCTGACGGTAATCCACGTCTGCGAACTCCTTGTCGATCTTCTGGAGCTGGCTCTCGATGATGCTCTTCTTTTCTTCGATGGCGGCTCGATCCTCTTCGGAAGCGGCATCCAGCTGGGCGTTTACCTTTGCAAGAGCATTATTATAGTGCTGCTGCTCTTTTTCGAGCTTTTTCCGAGCCTCTTCAATTTCTCTTGCAAGCTTGGCCTCTTCCCGCATCTGGGCTCTGGCTTCCCTCTGCTCTTCTTTTTCTTCCTGCTTTTTCTGGGCGTACTCAAAAGCGAGATAAAGTTCTTCCAGCTTCAGCCGGTAGTAGGAAGGGACAATGGAGACCCCCATGATCGTGCCCAGCTTTGTGATTGCCTCCTGAGAGGATGTGATGCGCTTTTCTGCGGTTTCCACGTTGTTGTATTTGACGTGCTCGATCACGTCATCACATTCAGCGTTGAACGCCCGCAGAAGCAGCTTCTGCATGTCGGCCACCATCTTTTTTCCCTTGGAAGCGTTTCCGTTGACCGTCCAGGTCTGCGAGCCGGTGACGGCAGAGCCATTGCGAACCATATCCTTCTGCAAGGCTCTGATCTCCATCATTTTAGCCTTATACTCATCCGCATGCATTAGATTGTAGTGCGGAGTATACAGGCCAAAATCCTGAAGCTGAACGGCATCGGAGACTTCGATAAGACTTCGTTTTGCCGCCTTTAGCTTATCTTCTGTATCTGAAATCGTAGCCTTTAACCCAGCAAGATAAGCGGTTCTTTTCTTGATTTCTTCCTGAATATCATTATATGAAGGAAGGTTTTTAGGGAAAGAATCCACTGTTGCAGAAAGAGCGCCGTTCTGCTTTTTGAGCTCTTCCAGTTCTTGTTCAAGCGCAGCGTTCTTTTCTGTAACGCTCTGATTCTCGGAACGAAGGGCCTCAAGTTCTTGTTTTTCTTTTATTCCAAATAATGACATTTTAACCTCACAGAGAACAAAGATTTGATGTATCGGCAAGCATGATAAGTTCGCCGTACTTTTCATGGAGAAGATGAATCTCTTTTTCTGGAATTCTGGACAAGTAAGGGTCAAAACTGGTATGCCACGCTCTTGCGGCGTTCCTTTTATCTGAAGCAGTCTCTTTCGATTCGATTTTAGCTTTTGCCAATTTATAAGACCGTTCAATAAACGCAGTCAATTCATCTTCAAAGCAGCCTCCGTTTGCAACGTCAGCAATGTTTTCTCTGCTTTCTTTAGAAATAACCGAAGAATCCTTGAAAGAAAGCCAAACGGAATCCGCTTCTAAGATTTCTTTTGCGTAATCTACGAGATCATCATACAGCCGAAAGAAATCTTCTGGCGTTAAGGCATTCTTTAATGCGGATACACTGCTTTTCCAAAGAACAGGCGCGTCTTTGAGTGTATATATGGCATCTGCTTGGGACTTATTGGTTTCTGACATGTCATAGTCCACCTCAGACCGCTTCAATAGTTTGCTGCGTTTCTTTCTGAACGACAAGACCAGAAGGCGACTGAACAGATAGGACAAAGAAAAAAATACCAGAAAGACAATGAGAGATGACCAGATGATACTGAACAGGGAATCTTCTTTATGAAATTGCACTTGTGATAGCAATAAAAGAGAAACAAACCCGCTCGCAATGGCACATCCCTTGTGTTTGAATTTCAATTCTAACACCTCGTACATCTATATTTCTAAAGGAGGAAAACAAAATGCAGGAATCACAGTTCAGCCCGGACGAAATCAAAAAGATCATCGAAAAGCTAAAGAGTGACCCTGCATTTCGTCAGAAAGTCCTCGATATTTTAAACAGCTAAATCACAGCAGCGCCCGGATCGCATTCTTCTTTGCATCCGAAGCGGCCATAATTTTTCTTATAAGCTCGGCATCCTCTGGAGATAGACCACTCAAATCTATCTCTCCGGCGGTGCGGGGCTTTTCTTTTTGCTCCGGAGCTTCGCCGGTTAGCAAATAATCAACCGTTACACTGAAATAGTTGGCAAGTTTTGATGTATTGTCAGAGGATGGCTTTGGGTCTTCACCCTGTTCATACTTCTTTTTCCAATAAGACCAAGACGATTTCGGTAAACCAGCATCAATAACAGCCTTTGTTGGAGCGACTTTTTTTAATTCGCACAGCGCTAAGAAGTTGTCAAAAAACATATACTCAGCCCTCTATTCTTGTGCAGATTGCTGAAGTTCAACAAATTGAGCACAAACTATTGAAATGCTCAATGAATTGTGCTTTAATACTGTCATCGGGTTCAACAAATTGAGCGCGAAATCCACTGAGCACAAGAACGATGGTTAAATGTTTGAACTTTGTTGACAACATTATATTATCATACTTTTAACTTTTGTTCAAGTGCTTGCACAAAGAAAGGAGAAATAAAATTTGCATCCAGAGTGGACAGGCGACATTATCGGAAAGCTTCACGTTTACGGGCTTTCGATTAAAGAGCTTGCTGAAAGCATGGGCTACACGCACGAGTATTTGAGCGTCATTCTCAATGGCAAGCGTGAGCCTAAAGGCATTCAGGAAAAAGTCGAGTGTGCAGTGAACAGGCTTATTGAACAAAAGGAGAATAAAACCACATGAACGAATTGATTCCTGTCAACTACGATAACCCGGAACGCCCAACGGTGAGTGGCCGGGAGCTGCATGAGTTCTTGCAAGTCAAGACGGCTTACAAGGACTGGTTTCCACGAATGGTGGAATATGGCTTCACTGAGGGTGAGGATTTCAACCCGCTCAAAATTGAGCGGGTTCAAGATGAGGGTGGGCGCAAGGTCACTCGTACCGTGGACGACCACCAGTTGACTATCCCGATGGCAAAGGAACTGTGTATGATCCAGCGCAACGAGCGCGGAAAACAAGCCAGGCAGTATTTCCTTGCCGTGGAAGCTCAGTGGAACAGCCCGGAAGCGGTGATGCGCCGTGCAGTGCTCATTGCTGACCGCAAGGTGAAAGAGCTTCAAAGCGTGAACCGCAGTTTGTTGGCCGAAAACAACGACCTCAAGCCAGATGCAGAGTATGCCAGGGCGGTGTGCGTGGGCAAGAACTGCCGCACCACTACCAGCCTTTCCAAGGATTACGGTTTGAGCGCCGAGAAGCTCAACAGCATCCTCCACGGACTGAAGATCCAGTATAAGACCAGCGACGGCCAGTGGGTGCTATACACCAAGTACTGCGGCAAGGGGTACACCAAAAATCGCAAATCCACGCCGTTCCAGCACAAAAGCACCGGAGAGTGGGACACCAAGAATACCACCGTCTGGACGGAAGCGGGGCAGCGGTTTATTTATGAGCAGCTCAAGGCCATCGGGCTGCTCCCGAAGCTGGACAGCAAGGAGGCCGAAGCATGAACGATAACAAAAAGACAGGCGAACCGCAGGAGCCGGTAGTCCGGACGCAAGAGATTCAGCTTTCACAGCTGGACGATCGTATTTTCTGCCAAATAGATGAAACGGTTATCCAGAACGTGAGAGCCTACTCGTTCACTCAATACAGCCACGAGAAAATGCTGCTGAATTTGAGCATTGAGGCAAATTTGGAAGCTGTGTTAACAACGATACAAGTGCAGCGGCAACCGCCCCAGGAAACCGCACTCTGAGGAGGTGAACCACACCCGTGCTTTCGTTAAAGCTCATTCTGGTTGTCTGGATTGCAGTGGTTCTCTGCAATCTGATCACACGGAAAGCGGCTTTGGAGATTTCTGGTTGGTATCTTCCGTACTCTATCGTGATCGGAATTCTTACAACGGGAGTTCTTCTTTTGACTGCAATCTTGTAATGATTTTATTGAGAAGCTGCACTTTTTCATCCAGTTTATCACCAAAGGATGTTTCGTAGCTTATCAGTTTATCCATTGCAAGAATATCTTTTTGGATTTCTTTTGGGACGTAGTAAGCAGCCAGCGCCGAATGAGAGCCATATTCCTGCAGGTTTTCTACTGTGGGCGACTGAATAGCCGCACCAGCCGCACGGATGTAACCCTCGTAGATTTCACGCTCACGTTTTATGCGTTCCTCGTGCTCCTGATGCTCATAGTCCATCCGCTTCATTTTTTGTTGATGCCAGTTATTACAAAGCGCGGTCAGCATTGGAGACAGCAAAGCACAGAACGAAACGATCATTGCTACCAACCCAGACCAGTCCGAAACAGACATCCCAGCATTTTGTTCCATTTTAACACCTCCCTTCCGCCCGATTATACCACGGGAAGGGAGACCCCAACAAGGAGGTTTACATGACAGACATTATCTTATCTACCCAGAACGGCGAGCCGGTTGCATCCAGCCGCCAGATTGCCGAGAGTTTTGAGAAGAACCACCGCGACGTGCTTAAGGCAATCGAAACCCTCGAAGGGGGTCTGCGCAAAACTTCGCATACCCCCATGTTCTACAAAACCGAGTACACCCACGAGCAGAACGGCCAGACCTACCCCATGTACCTGATGAACCGGGACGGGTTCAGCCTGCTGGTGATGGGCTTTACCGGCAAGGCGGCGCTGGAGTGGAAGCTGAAGTACATCCAGGCGTTCAACGAGATGGAGAAGAAGCTGAGCACTCCGCAGATGCCCAAGCTCAGCAAGGAGCTGCAGGCGCTGTTCCTGCTGGACGACCGCACCCAGAGGCAGGAGCAGCGGATCACGGCGCTGGAAAATAACATGGTCGTGGACTATGACCAGCAGCTTTCCCTCAAGAATGCCGTGAACCACGTTGTTGTGGAAGCTCTGGGCGGCAAGAACGCCCCGGCCTACGGCGATTCCCATGTACGGGGCATGGTTTACTGCGAGATCAACAAGGACATCCAGATGTGGTTCCGGGTCAGCAGCCGAAACAACATCCCCCGCAAGCGCTTTGACGAGGCCGTGGAGTACATCCAGCGCTGGAAGCCCAGCACCAACACCGTGATGCTGATCCAGCAGACCAACGGCCAGACCAGCATGTTCTAAGGAAGGAGACAGCGGCATGAGCGAAAGGATCACGATGAAAGGCGTTGCGGAGTGCTGCGAGATGTTCCGGGCAAATCTCGTCCCGATGAGCCCGAGCAAGTTCTGGAATAATGTTGCACACGGCGAGTATGACGGGTGGGTAGTCCCCCGGGAAGATACCAAACGGCGGCAGGCAACGATCTACATCGACGGTTTTATCGATTATATGCACCGGCACGGACGCAAGATCGTCCGCCCGTATGAGAACTACAAGGAGGAAATGGAAATATGAAGATCAGCCCGAACGCTCAGTTAAAAATCCAGGTGGGGAAGGATGGAAACCCCAAGATTTATGCTTGCGGTACAGAGATGGAGCAGAAAGTCCTTTGCGCCGCACTGATTGCCGGGATTTGCATGGATCAAAGAAATCCGGAAGCATTGATCAGCATAGCGACTACTGCAGCAGACCTCATGGACAGAATGGAGGAATCACCCAATGAAGATTAAATCCTGCGTCTGGTACTGGCTGGCCGCTGCCAGCAGTATCGCAAGTATGCTGTACGGCATGGGCATCGAGGGCAGTGCACAGACGGGCAGCACCATCTCCGACGGCCAGTTTGCCACGGCCCTGTGCCTGGTGCTGGCAGCGGTGATGTTCCTGCGGCTGGGCTTTGCCGCCCAGGATCGTGAACAGAACGCCCGCCGCTATGGCCGCATCCA